TTTTCGATGAATAATCCTAATTTACAGCAGATTCCTGCGCGTAACAAGGATCTTGGACCACGGATCAGATCATTATTTCTTCCAGAAGAAGGTCATAGTTGGGGTTGTTTTGATTACAATCAACAAGAACCAAGACTTGTAGTTCATTACGCTGCTCTATTAAATCTATATGGAGTTGATGAAGTTGTTCATGCTTATATGGAAGGTGATGCAGACTTCCACCAGATTGTAGCTGATATGGCTGACATTCCTAGAAGCCAAGCTAAGACAATTAATTTAGGATTGTTTTATGGTATGGGAAAAAATAAATTACAAGCTGAGTTAGGTATTAGTAAGCTACAAGCAAATGATTTGTTTAAACAGTATCACGGTAAAGTTCCTTTTGTAAAAGCTTTAATGGATGCAACAATGGAAAGAGCCCAGGAGGGTGGTCAAATTAGAACTCTTCTAGGTAGACTATGCAGGTTCCATTTATGGGAACCGAATCAATTCGGGATTCATAAAGCATTGCCTCACGATGCAGCGCTCAGGGAACACGGACCAGGGATCAAAAGAGCTTATACATATAAAGCTCTTAATAAATTAATTCAGGGATCTGCAGCCGATATGACAAAGAAAGCAATGATAGAATTACATAAAGAAGGAATCACTCCTCATCTACAAGTCCATGATGAATTAGATATTTCTGTAGGTTCAGATAAAGAATCAGAAAGGATAAAAGAAATTATGGAGAATGCAGTAACACTTGAAGTTCCTAATAAAGTAGATTATGAATTTGGTAAAAATTGGGGCGAAATAAAATGAGGATTGACTATGGCTTATTTAAATGCAAACATACCTGTAACCTATGCGCAAATTAGGAGAGAATATTTATATGACCTTAAAGACCATCATGGTGAAGCTGAAGACTGTATTATTTTCGGTTTTGCGTCTATTACAGGGCGTCCTATCCTTTTTCATTGTATTATGGAAAATGGAGCTGTCTTCTATCGTTTACCGATATCTGCATTCATTCAAAGAGGCTTTGACGTCAAGAAAGTTCCTAGGCCTAGACTCGATGAGTTGGAGCTTTGGAATTGTTTCAGTTATTATCCTTCTGTTACTACTTTCGATATTTTAGACGGTCAATCAGGACAATACTTCGGAAAAGACAAGAAACTGCATAGAGGAGCATACCTTTTTACTATTGATTTTGCTCACCCAGAGAGTAATATAGTGGATACTGATCATTCTGAGATCCCGCACGAACATAAGTGCGCACACATAATGGCCCTTGAAGATGGCAATTATGCAGCACAACCAAACAATAGAATACTATGGGATATACCTTCATTCACCGTAAAGAATGAAACTCCCGATTGGAAAGTGCAAACTAGTGAATGGAATGTTGAAGACACTGGTAAATGGAAAACAGAAGATACCGATAGGTTCTTCTATAAAATTGAGGAGAAAAAAAATGATGATAAAAATTAAAAGATTCATTAGAAAAATTACTAATTGGATCGTAGAACAGTACAATAAAAGAGTTAACTAATATGTCTAACAAATGTGACAAATGTCACCACAAGTGTCACTGTGATGGTGGTCTTCATGCTGATGAGTATGGAATCTGCACCTGTGACGACTGCGAGTGTAAAGATGATAGGATTCAGAACTCTGATGGAGTTAACGAGAAGAGCGCAGATGCGAGAACGTCAGGCCAAGATGAGGATTAAGGTTATGAACTGGTTGATTTTAATATTAATTTTAGTTATCATAGGAGTAGGACTTCATGGCTGATAAATTAATGACATTACTGGTTGGACTACTCATCGCCCTGGGCGGTTGGAGTCTTAGCCGTACATTTGAGCTTTCTACAATTCAAGCAGTTCACGAAGATAAAGTGGATAAATTAGAGAGACACGTTGAAAGACTAAGATCGCAGATAGACAAGATGATGGACTCTGATGAAGAAATTATGGACCAACATAAACGATTATTTAAAATTTTAGAAAAAGGAGATACTCCATCAGGGAGTTATAACTATAACTAATGGGTAAACCTTTAAAAATTAGCGAAGAGGCAGCTGTGCAAATGCCGATGAAAACGGTTGCTAGCTTGATTTGCATGGTCGCAATCGGGACCTGGGCTTACTTTGGTATTAACGAGAAACTTAACCAACACTCAACACAATTAGAATTAATGATGAAAGATTTAGACGCTAACTCTGAATTTAGAATCAAATACCCACGGGGCCAATTAGGAAAATCTTCTGGTGAAGCGGAGCTTTACATGTTAGTGGAAGATCTATATAAGTCCGTCGATCGTTTAAACAAAGCTATCGAGGATGGAATGCACAATAAAGTGAATATAGAATTTTTACAAAAACAAATGAACAAGGTTTTAATTGATATTGAGAAACTCAAAGATCGACAAAGAACTTTTGCAAACGGTAATGGTCATTAATGCCGAGACCAGTAAAAAAATTAATAGTTAGGCTACGAATGTGGTACGCAGATATCAGAGGACACCATGGAATGAGATGGGATTATGAACCATCGGACTATTATATGGGCAGAAAACGTAAAAATAAAGGGAAGACACACCATTAATTATAGGTTATATATTTCTCATGATTGAAAAAATAAAACATAGCATTAAACAATATGGGTTAGTTGGCTCTGTAAATGCCTTATTAGACAGAACAGTTACGTACAAAGCTGTAGCCGTTTTAGCTATTATTATTTTATATTTATTAATAAGAGGTTAAATTATGGTCGAAGCTGTTGTTGCCCTTCTCATGTTCGTTAACGGAGAAATTAAGGAAGCGCGTATTCAAAATAATATGGCTCTATGTTTACGCCATAAGCGTGAAGCAGAGAGACAGTACAGTGCATCGGTTACTTACAAATGTTGGCGTGGAGAAGCTGAGCTAGAAGAGAATATTGACAAATCTTTATCAATTAAAAAACTTATCATTCAATAATGAGTAAACCTCTTTCATGTGTCATATGTGATTGTCCTTGTCATTGTGAGTACGAAAAACATTCTACATGGGGTGGTCCACCAAGTGAATTTAGTGGAGAGTGTAGCTGTGAAACCTGTGTACACGAAGAATAGAAATCCTATTGCAAGAGATCTCAAAACTGTTAAGTATAGACCTAGGATCAAACCTAATAAGAAAAAAGTCTATGTTAGAGAAAATAATAAATTTAAATTTGTAGGATATGAATAATAAATCAACGACATTCCAAACAGAAATTGTAACAGGCAGATGTCCTGAGTGCACTTTTAAAACTATCTTGGTTGGTTTTAGTAATGCTTTCTATAGATGTACAAATTGTGGCAGTGACTTAGAGCAAAAAGTTAATGGTCACATTAAGTATATGCCTATTGCAGATAGAAATACTAGAATGAAACTAAGAGTAGACGATTGGGACAATGGCTAAGCGAGCGCAATTTGGCGTTAACACATACGTAAAACGTACTAAACCTAAAATAGGTAGGCACAAGAAACGTATGAACAAATCAGAAAAAAGAAATTATAAACCTTCGCGAGGCCAGGGAAGATAGTGGAAAAGATTGTCATTATCACTCTGTTTACTTTAACGTTTACAGGGAAGATTGAGATGACTTCTTTTGAAGTTGTAAGTAAAGAAAGTTGCGCCTCTTGGTGGAACCATAATATAAAAACTTTACCACAAAAGAAAAGACCTCTTAGTGGACGCACGTATTACGAGTATAAGGGACTACAGGTAGTAGATTATAGATGTTCTGGACACTAATTATAGTATTATTCTGGATTGATATTGCCTTATTTTTAATACTTGCATTTGGTATACTAATACATTATATAGGATAAATGAAAGGAAACTATGAGATATAAATACAAAGTAAGAGAGTTAAAAACGACAAACCAAAAGGATATTGCTGACGTTGGCGAAAGTATAGAAATGGAAGCTATGTCTCTTAAAAAACTAAAAGCTAAATTAGATCATAAAAAAACATATCATGTGGAGTATACAAATAAACATGGTAATTTTATATCTACCGGAATAAAAGGTAAGGAGCCTAAATGAAGACTAAACCAACTATCCTAATATGTATGCCGTGTTATGATGACGTTAAGATTAACACGATGCTATCTATATTTAAGATGGCTAAAGCTTTAAGTAAAAGTGGTATTGAAGTGGGAATAAACACAATGAAATCGCCACTTATTCACCAAGCGAGGAACTATCTAACGGCTACATTTTTAAAGTCTTCTTATTCACATCTATTATTTATAGATTCAGATGTAGAGTTTGAACCTGAAGCTATCGTTAAGATGATGGTAGCAGATAAAGATATTATCTGTACTCCTTATAGAACTAAATCATTAAATCCTAATGTTCATAACTATACAGTAGAGTTTAAGAACCCTAACGATATTGCTATATTACCAGGAGGCTTAGTTGAAATAGAAGCTGGACCTACAGGGATCATGTTGATTAATAGAAGAGTCTTTGTCAATCTTATGAATAGACATCCGGAATTAAAAATTAAAAATAAAGCTGCTGGACCAGGAAAGAGTCAAGGTGATGAACTTACAGATGAACATCACTTCTATTATAACTTCTTTGATTTTAAATTTGAAAATGGATTCTCTATGGGAGAGGACGTTGCTTTCTGTAGACTTGCTAGAAAAAATGGTATAAAAATTTATGCGCAGATTGACTCTAAAGTAGCCCATCATGGTGGGTTTGTATGGAGAGGAGCTTTTAAGGATAGACTCATAGATGACAAAAAAACGTAAAGAAAGATGGGACGGAAGATCAAGAATTTCTACGGACCAATATAAAAGAAATTGGAATGATATATTTGGAAACAAGAATGTTGTTCGAACAGAAGCAAGTTTCGTAAGCCGAGATTATTCAAATGAAAATACTAATAATATTATTAATGACAACGACGGGACTGGAACAGATAAAGTACCCGATAAAGAAGAATCTGACGTGTGAGCAACAGATGATCGTGTGGCGCGATGCAAATGTCACGTACCACGACTCACGGAACACGGACCATAAACAACAAGGATGGTATACAAAGGAGGGCAACTTATGGATAGGACATATCTGCGAAAACTAATAGATAAGTTTCATCTATGGCATCTATATTATAGATCTGAAATTGTTCTAATTGGAGCAGGATTTATTATTGGATTTATATTTGGCGCTATAATATTTTAAATAAACCTATCTCTACGAGGGAATCGGAGATAGGTATAAAGGTGAGAAAAGTAATTTCCCTATATCACATTCTTGCCACAATTACAAGTATGTAATTTCGTGACAACCATATTTAACAGCTAACCTATAGTTGTTAACATTTTCATAACCTTGAGACTGTAATAATTCTAGACTCTTGACTGAAGCATCAGCAGCACATTCAGCCCAATTTGAATACAACTGGGGTACTTGCATAGGGGCCTTACATTCCCCTGTTAAAAAAGAGCACACCTGTAATATTAAAAAAAACTTAGTTGACATTTATAGAAAATCCTATATGTTAGTGGTTATGACAGACATTAGTAAATACAGAAATGTGTCTCTAACACATGAGACATATAATACTTTAAAGAAATTGTCCAAAGTTTTGTTACCAGGTGGTACACCTTTATCAATTTCTAAAACAGTAGAAACGTTAACAAACGAGAAAGCAGAGAAACTAAATGGGAAGATCAAGTCACCGTCAAGGGACAGCAAATAGTAACGCCATAAATCTTACCGGCGCAAGAAAGGAACCGGAAGAACTTTTATGGACAGCCGTGCTATCTAAGGCTGCCGACGATGCACTTTATACTTCTGATTATAGAGAAGCTTTGTTATCAATAAATTGGTTCGAAACTGGAGGGCGAGACTTTAGAAACGTCTGCCAATATGCAGGACGAAACCATGAGTATGTTTCCAAGAAAATCTTGGGAAAAGTAAGAGAAAGAAAAAGACAGATAAAAGAATGGGAAGATGGTATAAGACAAAGAATAGAGAGTGGTATGGCTAGAAAAATGGCTTACTGGTCTTTACAAAAACGAGGAAAAGGAAGAGTTAAAGGAAGAAAACATAAAGGAGGTTATCATAGTGCAGGACCGAGAAAAGTTAACGGTACCTATGCCACTGCAAGAGATTTGTAGCAATTGCAAAGGGAACGGTTATATTAGAATCGACACAATTCACGGCAAGAATCAGATTAAACAATGCTGGGTGTGTGATTCGAAAGGGGAACTAAAAAAATATGTACAAGCAGACGTTGATCAGTTTATTTATGATTTTTATTTTAAGCGGGTGTAAAAGCGCTGAATTTGATCCTAAGGTATCTGTTATTAAATGGTCACTTAAGAATGGTTCTAAAGTAGATAAGAGTGAACCGAGAGACTGAGCTGGCATATCTCGCAGGAGTATTTGATGGAGAAGGCTCAATGGGCATGTGGTCTAAAGGTAAAGATAAGAATAAAGGCTTTAGACTTCAGGTTGAAATGGCAGATGGTGACGTGGTGTTAAGATTTATGACTTATTTTTTAAAAGGATCTTTAACAGCAAGACATCGAGACGAGAAATATAAAATTATGTATGCATGGAGAGTAAATGGGGAAGAGGCGAAAGTTGTAGCGAGAGAAATGCTTCCTCATTTATCCAGAAGAAGACAAGCACAATTTGCGGAGGTTATGGCACAACAATGATTACTATTCCAGATTTAATTACACTGATAAAATATTATTATAAAAAAACTATTGATTACCCTTTAAGATTCATGGAGTCTTTTGGAAGTTGGATGCATGTTTATGCGTGGGGTAAACGATGGAGAAACAGGGAGGAAGGAACAGGCTATGCCAAAAAACCAAAAGTTAACTGAAAAACGCTATGGTCAAGAGGAACAAGAAATGTTAAAAGCTTCTTATAAACAATCTATGGCTAACAAAGAAGAGAGAGAAAGGAAGAGACAAGCTGATATGCAATCAGATAATATAGAAATGGAACAATATCCTAATAGACCCATCACTCAAAAGGAATGGATTAAAGGATATAAGAAATGGAAAAAAGAACAGGAGGAAAATGAATAAACAGTACGCGTGGTTTCTTAAAAAAAGAAGATGGTATAGGAGAAGAAGATGAGTAAAAAACCAACACCCAAAAACCCTGCAGGTGTTCCTTATATTTATTACAACTGGGGACCTTGTTTAATTAGAATAAAAATATCAGAAGCTTTCCAACAAAAGTTATTAAAAGAAGCTTTCGCAAGTCGTAAAGAATCTTTAGCTATGAATAAAAGATTAGCTGGTATCATTAAGGAAGAGTATGCGTTTAGAAATAGAGATGTGTTTCTCCCTGAGTTTTTAGATATCTTTAATTTATATTGGAATGCTTTTAACCAATACAAGAGAAGTACTGAAAAGCTCAAGGCACCGAAGTATTTATTAAGGTCTTTATGGTGTAATTTCCAAGGGCCTAACGAATTTAATCCACCTCACGATCATGATGGTGCGTTAAGTTTTGTTATCTACTTACAGATACCTGATAAACTAAAAAAAGAAAACAAAGCCTATATTGGTAAATCAGCTGGACCCGGTGGGATCCAATTCTTATATGGAGCAGGATCAGATAGAAGTTATATCTCTTATCAATCTCACTTTCCTGAGGAGAGAGATATGTTTATCTTTCCAGCTTCACTTGCTCATTACGTTGCGCCGTTTAGATCAGATTGTATGCGTATCAGTGTGTCGGGTAATATTCATGACTCGGCTCCTATTAATACGTTGCCAGCGGATACTAAGTTTGAACCTTATCATCCAGAAGAGGAAACGAATTATCCTGATTTAAAAGCAGCGAGGAAGAAGAAAAAGTAATGGACCCTAGAGATAAAATATTTCTGTTCATTTTGGGTTCTCTTATCTCATTGATTATATTGAGTATTTTTATGATTGTAACCAGTGGGGCTATGATTGATCTAGATGGAATGGGGCTTCGAGTATGAAAAAATTAAAAAAATCTGAGTACCGAGATCTTGCTGAATGTATAGCATCTGACCAAGTACCTCCTGAAGATATTGCGGAATACTTTAAGGATAAAAAATTTTATAAATTTTATAAAGAAAACTATATGTGGATTTATGCTCGAGAAGACGAAGACGGACTTCCTACAATACATTGATCCGGGAGCCGAGGCTCGGGGATGAAGAAGAACGCTAAATATAACTACCTCACCGGAACACGCGCCACGGACCATGGATCACGGATCTATGATATCTCTGGTGAAAAATTACCGAGTGTTACAACTATTCTAGGTAAGACACATCCACCGGAAAAAGCAAAAAAGCTAGCTGAGTGGAGAGCCAGAAAAGGTGAAGAGGAAGCAGATAAGATTATGAATCTATCTAGTCTTAGAGGTACCTCAATGCACAAGTTTATTGAAGCTTATGTAGAACAGAAGGGTTATGAGGATTTAACTGAGATTGGACTAGAGGCAAAACCTATGGCACAAAAGATTATAGAGATAGGTCTTTCTCCTGTGTCAGAATGGTATGGTTCAGAGGTTACACTATTTTATCCTGGTCTATATGCAGGTGCTACAGATTTAGTATGTATGCACGATAATATGGAAACTATTATAGACTTTAAGCAAGCAAATAAACCAAAGCGAAAAGAATGGATAGATGATTACTTCATGCAAGTCGCAGCATACGCAATGGCGCACGACCACGTGTACGGCAGTAAGATTAAGCAGGCTATTGTGATGATATGCACGCCAGATCTATATTACCACGAATTTAAGATACAAGATGAAGAGCTTAGGCACTGGAAGCACAGGTTTTTAGTGAGATTAAATATGTTTTACAATATGAGGCAACAATGAGACTAGAATATGTCAACAATGTGGCAAGACATCTGGACATAGTAGCAAAACTGATGAAAAAAGTTTTTGAAAAAAAATTTTTGAAAACGTCTGTAAAATGTCCAAATGAGCTAAAAGTGTTGGTATTACTAGCTAAAGTGTGGACATTTTACGAAAATGTAAAATGTCTAAAATGTCCAAAGTCAATAAAATCAACACTTCTAGAGCATCAAATGGACATCCAAGGACATTTTACAAGAATAGTCAAAAAAGCTAGTAAATACGTACAGTTAATCGCTCGTGCGCGCGTAAATGGTTTTCAGAAAACCTTTTTTGTGAGATTTGCTACTATATGAGATATCCCTACTACATAAGAATGGCAATATTGTTATGTGTAGGTGCTTTTGTGCCTATCCTTATTCACCATATCGTGTATAAGTTATGGGACGTGAGTGTTTACAGAGCAGCAGAAATAACTTTTATACTATGCATTCCAATTGCTGCGTGGATGGCTACTAAGATTAATGAGAGATGGCACGATGACAGAGAAGACTAGAAATTTTAAACATGTAAGGGTGACTTGGTTTGATCCTTGTCAAGCAGGGGATGCGTGGATTCCTGAAGAAGATATTCTAGAGCACGACGTGGCTACCTGTGTTGATGTTGGTTACATTTATAAAAAAACTAAGTCTAAGTTATGGATATTCACTTCCTACTCAACAGATAGCAAAGGTTTAGAGGTAGGGGGTTTGCAATGTATTCCTATGGGATGTATAAAGAGAATAGAGGTAATGAAATGAAGAAGGTTGCTTTGGTAACATTAAAAACAGTGCTCGCAGTTATATTACTTGCAGCGTGTTTGGTATTATTAAATAGCTGTTCTTATTCTGTGAAAGTCGGGAAGAAGTGTACTCCTGGTTCTACAGAGTGGAGTTATTTATGGTTTGTTAAAGGAGAGTCTGACTTATCTAAAGATAATTGTTCTTGATCTTTGTCGGGCGTAACATTTATTATTTGTGAATAATCATCGAGTATTTTTTTCATTTTTTGTTCTAACTCTTGTTCTGATAGGTCCTCTAGTAATTTCCCTGTTTTTATTATTTTTCGGTCTATATATAATCCTGCTGCTTTGCCTCGATTTGTTTCAGCGTTTACAGCAGCTGAAAAAGAGTTTTTCTTCAAAGCAAGTTCCTTTATCCGAGCCAATTCAGCAACGTGAGTGGCGTGAGTAACTTCATGCTTCTTAAGTCTTTCTTCTCTCAACTCTCCTAAGTATTTTGCCACAAGTGGGTTTAATTTTGGATTGGTTAATTCAGATCCTTCTTGCCTACATCTCTTTTCAGAATACCCAGCAAGTTTGGCTGCCTCTGTTTTAGTTAAAGGTCCATCAGGTCCACCGAATACTAATAACTCGGCGAATCTCTTTTGCATTTCTGTTAATCGTTTTGGTAATCCCATAATTTTATAGGGACAGAGCAAGGCTACTTTGTGATTTCTCTTGATATCCCAATATTGACAATTTAGAGTAACTATCCTATATTGTCAATATATGAAAGGGATTAAAATATGACTAATTTTGAAAATGATCTGAAACATCATGATGATAGAGGACCAGCAGATTTAGAGAGACAAATAAGTGATCTAAAGAAAAGACTTGCTGAAGTTGAAGGTATTGAAAGAGTTCATAAGTTATTAAATGGAGAGTTAAGACAACAAGTTTATGATCTTAAAATGAAAGTACATGCTCAGGTTAAACTAGAGAATCAAATTGAAGCACAAAAATCTATTATTGAAGAGTTAAGTAAAGATAATCAGAGACTGAGTCAGGAAGTAGATGACAAAGTTAATAAGCTTAGAAAGAACGGAGTGATATGAGAGTTCAAGATATGCAACAATTCCTTAGTTCGTTTACTAAGGGATCTGACGCAGTTAAGAATGCTGTTATACTTGTAGAAGTAAATGGCAAGTTACATGATGTGAGACGTATGGAAGTACATGAAAATTCTGTTCCTATTGTAGGACACAAAGGACATACAGCTCATAGATTAGTATTAAAAACTGAGAAGCCATCACCAATTATACTGCCAGATAAGCTCGCTCAGGACTACTAAGTAACTTCAAAAAAGTTATGGGTCCAGAAAGAAAATTATACCAAGATTTTAAAAAGAAATCTCCTCAACTTATATTAAATAGAATAGAAAATTTAAGCCTTATTGGTATGCCAGATGTATTGGGCTATAATAAAAATAATCATTTCTTCACCATTGAGTTTAAGGTTACCAAAGGGAAAAAAATCCGATTTTCACCTCATCAAATTGCGTGGCATAAGACTCATCCTGAGAATACCTTCATCATACTTCGGACCCTTGGTCCGAGGTCCGAGAAACCTTTTTCGGACTGCTTGTACCGTGGTTCAAGAATCACGGAGCTTGTTGCTTGTGGCTTGTCGCTTGAGGCTTGCTGCTTGGGGCTCGAATCCTCGATTAAACTTCTCGAGTCGCTTGGTGCTTGACGCTTGGTGCTTGTGGCTTGTTGCTTGAAGCTCGGTTCACGAACCTCTCACTATTTTCTGCGTTTAAATTATCCGCCGAACCGGTTTCCCGGTTCGGGGTTCCACTAACAGGAAGTTTTTTCCGTCTTGGTTTAGCTTGCCGCTCTGGATAACCATTCGCTCTACACCATTCGTTGTGCAGCTGGGTGATGATATGGTCGTATTTTCTAGTGTTGGCCATACGCTACATTCTTAACGGCAGGATCCCAACAGTTTCTACAGTCTTTACATTCGTTTCCCTGTTTGGGTGCTGGACACGTGGCGCCAGCTGTTACAACCGTGGACGTATTAAGCCATGAGATCGGAGCAGGCTGGTCCACCATCGGTGCGGAAAATCTTATAATTAAATTTTTGGGGCATTGATCCAGGTATTTTTTGACCCATGCTTCGCGCGTCGGCATCCAGTGCCTGGTGTTTGGCGTGAGTCGACACACGGCGAAGATCTTCACAAGGTGAGCTGCGTCCTGTACGTCTCCTGAGTCATGCCACCTAAACCATTTAGATTTTTTTGAATTAATTAGTAATGCCATAGCGCCTGTCCACAATGGATGCTTGACGCTGGCCAGCCTTCTGTATTGTGCTTCCTGTACAACCTTAAATACGTAACAACCTTTCAATGCATAGCAACCTTCGCAGGTGCTGCCCTTAACTTTCACCAGCTTAGAGCCTGTTTTGCATTCTTTTGCTGGTAACCCGTAGGCCCATCCAGGCATCTTTGAAGGCTTGCTGAGGCCGCCAACTAATTTTAACGCTTCTGATGTTTTCATTTATAACTTTCTATCCTGCTTTTATCATTCAATTGTGGCAATCTTATGGCTTGTTGCTTGGTGCTTGTTGCTTGGGCCCTGTTCCGTGGTGCTTGGAGCTTGCGGCTTGGTGCTTGAAGCTCGGACCTTTCTTTTATTTTTTTTAATCCAATATTTTGCATCCATCCGCAGCGTTTTCTGCTGGGCCAGTTGTTTAAATGTTAATGTTGTCCACTTCATGGTTTTGCTTGTTCCTCTTTTTCATGTTCTTTTTTAGGACAAGTTAATTTAAAAACACTAAAACTTGCGTCAAGTATATGGATAGTGTCCTCTATAATTTGTGCTTCTGCAAATTCATTCCCGGGATAACCTTCTGTTTCTGCGTACCATTCCTCTATTTTATCTGCTAATTCATTTATGGTCATACCAAAAATCATTTTATACTCATTCTCAGCAAACCATTTGTCCATAGGCTTATCGATAGCCATAGGATGACAAATAGCAACATATTTATAGTTCATCATTCTTCCGTAATTCATGTTAATCCTGTGGCTTGCTGCTTGCTCCCTGTTCCGTTTCTTCTTCTTTATCAAATGGATTTCCAACAATAGTTAATTCTCCATCAACAACTTCAAAACTTATTGTTGGTTCTTCTAACCATTCTTTTTCTTTCTTTTTATCTTTCATGTTTCCCTTCCAGTTTAGAATCATTCTAAAGTGGCCAAGTACAGCGAGCGCCTCGCTCCATTACAGGATGATCAATCCCTTCTGACTTGACCTGGCCCAGTTTTGGATGATGCCCAGACCATACCTGTGCATTTAAGACTATTGTATGCCTCGTCCAAATCTTGACCCCAGATCCATTGTCTTATGGCAAACGGATTTCTCCGGCTGGACATTCCAACGCCATTTCCAACACAATGGATCAGGGCTCAAGTTTTACGATCCTTATTTAATCCCAAGGACACATAAATAAAAACCCAATATGGACTAATATTAATGCTACGATCCAAAAAGTAAAACTCATTCTTCTACCCCACAATCAATGCAAGCAACTTTTGGCTTTGCCCACTCGTCATAATTTGTGAACTCTTCACAAACAGGACAACGCAATCCAAGTTGAATATCTTCTTTTATTCTTTCGCTTGTAATAATTCCTGTATTTCCTTTATCGTTCATATTGTTAATATAACACTTGACTTAAATGTTGTCAAGGGATAATATAGGATAATTATAAACTAACAGAAAGAAGAGGTATAATATGGCAAATATGCCAAAATACAAAGTGGAACATTATGAAAGTAAAATAAGACGACATTTTGATCCATTAATAAGTGAACAGGAACTTTTAGTTAAACAGTATAGAACTGAAGCAACTAAAAGAATAGTTGGTCAGTTATCCAAAAAAATGGGTGCAGACAAAATCTTAAATGCTTTTAAAAAAGCAGAAGAGATGATGAAGAAAGCAAGACAAGACGCAAAAACTTTCTTTCAAAAGAAAGCCAAGCAAGATGATAAGAAAACTCTCGTCTATAATATCAGAGAAAGAGATGAAATAACTTTATCAGACTGCGAGGAACAGATGAGAGAGTGGGCTAAAGAACTGGTTGATAGAGAAATCAGAAAGAGACCAGAAGGGAATATGCTCAAACAATTAGAAGATGTGAAGCAAAAGTCTATGGACATTGTTTATGAAAGTGGTGATGATGAAGCCATTGCTAAAGCATTAGATAATTGCACGAAGAAAATAGGTATTTCGTGGGTTGTTGATACTTCTAAAATAAAACAAATAACTGCTTAAATTAGGCATTGACATTATTGGGAGTTTCCTATATACTCCCAATAATTATAAACACTAACAGAAAGATATAAAATGGACACAACAGACAAACTCATCAACACAGCGAAGCGACTTGCTTTGCAAGAGATGATAAATAAAATCAAAGATGAAATAGAGAAATTAGAAAGGGAGGAAGAAGATGCAGACAAAATTCCCTTTTAAAAATGGCACAATGTTTATGATAACTTACACACCTCAAACTATTGGTGGCGAAGTTAATCATAATCGTAAACACATTACTAGACGAGGTAAGTGGAACGATAAATGTAAAGTAAATAAAAACTTTATTTTATATTATGATAGAGATAGAGGAAATTATAGATATGCAAGTAATAAACTTGCGCCTATTTATGTTTCTCTTGGTTTAAATATGGCAGAAAGGAAAGCGATAAATTAATGAGCAGAACAAGAACAGTTGACGACAGACTACCAGAGTGGCTTAACTCAAGAATTTTGAGCGCTGTTGATTTTATCTGGCAGAAAGGCACTGCAGATATGAAAGAATCTATGTCAAGAGTTAGAGCAGTTAATGAACAATTATCTGACTACGAGATGAACTGGGTTATGATGTTATTAATTCTTCCAAAGATTAAAAAAATGTTAATGACTTCTGATGAATATAAAGACTTTTGTCAGATGAAAAATGAAACGAGGCATTAATGGAACTTTGGGAAATGGCGTTGGGCTTTGGATTAGGTCTATTTATTATCTGGTATTACACTTGACAAGAGTTTAATGATAGGATAATATAGGACTATGAAAACAATTAAATACAATAACAAGACATACAAAATACCTGAGCCATTCTCTAAGAATATAGATATGGAACAGGCATTAACAATGGGGACACACACAAACCCTTATAGCAATCAGTCTTGCCAGTTACCTGATTTTGCAGGTACTATTTATTATAATATAAAAGATGCTGAGTGGGCTGAGCAATATGATGTTGTGAGAAAAGGATTAGATTGGTTTAGAAAATACTTTGCCAAAGAATATATGGTGTTGTTAGACTAAAGCAACTGCCATAGAATATAGGATAAGTCAATAGACTCCGTGTCCAAAATGGGTCGCCCCCTTCGGGGGCTACTCATCTCCCTCCAGCGCTTCGCGCTTCACGCTTCGCGTACCCCGAACCACGCACCAAAGTAGGACCCAAAATGAACAGCACGCTTGATGCTCGCGGGCCCACCCACCCACCAAGATTTAAAAAGGGGTCCCACTGCTTTTCCCTTTAAGACTTGATTTAGAGGGTTAGCCTTGATAAAAACATTTTTAAATAGGTACCATGGAATTAAGTAAGGTAAATATAGAAAAATTACCTGCAGATGTCAGAAGAACCTTTAAAAGACTTCGTTTACTCCATGCACAAAAAAAGATACAGAACAAAGCTAAGAATGATTTCCTATCTTTTGTTAAATGTGTATGGCCTGAATTTATTGAAGGGTCCCATCACAGGCACATTGCAGAAAAATTTAATAAATTAGCTTCAGGCGAAATAAAGCGTTTGATAGTGAATATGCCACCTAGGCATACAAAATCTGAATTTGCGTCTTACCTCCTGCCTGCGTGGATGGTAGGTCGAAGACCAAAATTAAAAATTATTCAAGCTACCCACACAGGAGAACTTGCAATTAGATTTGGAAGAAAAGCAAAAAATTTAATTGACTCCCCTGAATATCAAAAAATTTTTGAAACAACTTTACAAGAAGACTCTAAAGCTGCAGGTCGTTGGGAAACTGCCCAAGGTGGTGAATACTTTGCTGCTGGTGTTGGTGGAGCAATCACGGGCCGTGGTGCGGACTTATTGATTATAGATGACCCACACTCGGAGCAAGATGCATTATCAGAGAACTCATTAGAACAAGCTTACGAATGGTATACTTCAGGTCCACGTCAGCGTTTGCAACCAGGCGCTTCAATCGTGCTTGTTATGACACGTTGGTCAACTAAAGATCTAACAGCTAAATTATTAAGACAACAAAAAGAAGTTAAAGGTGATCAGTGGGACGTGGTGGAGTTTCCGGCAATCTTGGACCACGGACCAAAGCCCGAACCGGTTTGGCCACAATACTGGAAACTTGATGAACTGGAGAAAGTTAAAGCTACACTACCCGTTGGTAAATGGAACGCTCAGTGGATGCAAAGACCTACTTCTGAAGAAGGAGCCATTATTAAACGAGAATGGTGGAGAACCTATACCAAAGATACTATTCCACCTTTACAACATGTAATTCAATCTTACGATACAGCTTATCTTAAAAAGGAGACAGCTGACTTCTCGGCTATTACCACATGGGGTATTTATTACCCAAATGAAGATAGTGGTGCTAATTTAATCTTATTGGATGCTCTTAAAGGAAGATGGGAGTTTCCAGAATTAAGGAGAAGAGCGCTACAACAATACAAATATTGGCAACCTGAAACGGTTATTGTAGAAGCTAAGGCTTCTGGGCTACCATTATTGTACGAGTTGAGACAGATGGATATACCAGTTGTTTCCTTTACACCAAGCAAAGGAAATGATAAACATTCTAGAATAAACGCAGTGGCTCCATTGTTTGAATCTGGAATGATATGGGCGCCGGATCAAAAGTTCGCTGAGGAAGTTATCGAAGAGTGTGCAGCTTTTCCTCATGGAGATCACGATGACTTGGTCGATACAATGACCCAAGCAGTTATGCGCTTCAGGCAGGGCGGATTAATTAAACACCCTGAAGATTATGTAGACGAAAAGAAACCGCCCAGACGTAAGGTATATTATTAATGAGTATATTTAAACTTATAAGGGCATTTCAAAAAGCAAAAGGTAGATCTCCTTCACCTA